TTTATTCCTAGATAGGTACAAAATGACAACTATTTACACACAGTCGGAAATCCGATCTGTTTTACATGCCCTGAATATTAAAGTATGCAGCACAATGACAGATGACTTCTTGTGCTTATGCCCATTTCATGCTAATCACAATACCCCGTCTTTTGAAGTTAATTTTCAGACAGGATTGTATTTTTGCTTTAATCCAGTATGTAGTTCTAGGGGAAATCTAGTTGATTTGGTTCAAGAAACCAGTCGGCGGAACTACTATGAAGCTGTACGCTTTATTCAGACCCATAAGGGTAAAGATAATGGATTTGATGATTATTTGGCAGATATCCTAGATGAGAAGCCAGACTTTGTAGAATTCCCCGCAAATACCCTTCAGAGGCTCTCAGAAGCCCTGTGGCAAAATGAAAGGGCTAGGGGGTACTTTTTATCCAGGGGAATTAACGAAGATTCTATGAGAACCTTTAATTTAGGATATTCTGAGGGTCAGGATATGGTTACAGTTCCCCTAACGGCACCTGACGGAATGTCTGTGGGAATTATTGGGCGGTCTATTGAAGATAAGCGTTTTAAGAATAGTACAGACTTACCCCGTAATAAAACATTATTTAATCTTAGTTCTGCTAAAAAGCATGGAGGAAAGATTATTGTTTGTGAGTCGTCTTTTGATGCAATTCTAATTGCTCAGGCGGGATTTCCAAATGTGGTTGCTACACTAGGGGCACATTTATCAAAAGAACAAATTCAATTGTTAAATAGATATTCATCTACAATTATTATTATGACAGATAATGATGAAGCAGGGCGTAAATTAGGCAATAATATTGCTAAAAATTTAAATAATAAAAATCTCTTGTGGAGTTCGTATAATTATGATACAATATATCCACATGGTGCGAAAGATGCTGGAGACTTAACTCCAGAAGAAATTCGCCAGTGCATTATTAATGCAATCCCGCATTATGAATATGCATTAGTATAACAGAATAACACAGGGCATATTATAGCCCATTACACTAAGGAGAAAAACATGGGACTCGTAAAAGGTCTATCAGCACTAAATCAGGCTCTTGACAAGCCTACATCACATTCAGACACACCAAAGGGTCGTTGGCTAAAGCTTAACGATGGACAGAGTGTCAAAATTCGATTCCTGCAGGAATTAGATCCAGACTCAACAGACTTCAGTGAAAAGGCTGGTCTAGGATTTATTGCAGTTGAACACACAAACCCACAAGACTATCGCCGTAAGGCATTGTGTAGCATTGAAGATCAAGGTCGTTGCTTTGGTTGCGAGATGCATCGCCGTGACCCAAAGGCTGGTTGGAAGGGTCGTAGTCGCCTATACATTAACATTCTTGTTGATGACGGCACAGAAGAGCCATATGTAGCTATTTTCTCGCAGGGTGCAGGTGCAAAATCTGCAACTCCAGAGATTATCCAGTACGCTGGCGAAACAGGTAGCATCAGTAATGTAACTTGGCGTTTGAAGCGTACAGGTGAAAAGACAGATACAAACTATAGCATTATTCCATTGCCTACTGCACAAACAGAAGCAATTGATTTTGATAAGTATGAATTGCTAGATCTTGAAAAGGTCGCAGTTCGTGATGTACTTTACACAGAGCAGGAAGATTTTTATCTTGGTCGCTCATCATCAGAAGAATCGGTAGCCACATCATCCTCGGTTGAGTGGTAACTATTGACAAGACTAGGGGACTAATGCTATATTAGTCCCCTAGCACAATAGATTGGAAAACAATGCAAACTTTTTTACCATATGTTTATAATTTTGACTTATCGGCACAAGCCTTAGACAACAAAAGACTTAACAAGCAATTGCTTGAAGGTCGACAAATTTACGCAGCACTTATGGGTCGCACCAAAGGCTGGGTAAATCATCCAGCTACTCGTATGTGGCGCAATCACGAGAACATGCTTTACAAATATTTATACGCTATTATGCGTGAGTGCAAGAAGCGTGGTATTGCAACTGAAAAAAACTGGGCTGCCATTGAAGACCTACACGAATCTAATTGGAGTCGTGGAGAGAATCTTATGATTCCAGCATGGATGCAAGACGAATTAATTGCTACAAAGATTGAGACTACCCATCGTGGTAATCTGTACAACAAGGATCCAGAATACTACTTTGAATTTTATCGGGAGTCTAAAAAGATTCGTAATAATGTATGCTGTGATACTTGCAACTATTACTGGTTTACTCACAAACTAATTGACAACAAGGAATTTTAATGACTAAACCATTTAGTCAAAGCCTGTATGACAAGGATGATGATGCTAAACAACTTATTATCAAATGGCTTGCATCTAGGGGTGTTAAAGCTTGGGTCAACCCCAATGATTACGGAATTGATTTGATATCTGAAACTGGTTGGCAATACGAGGTTGAGGTTAAGCATAATTGGAAGGGTGAAAAATTCCCATATAAAGAAGTTCACTTTCCTGCTCGCAAATTGAAGTTTGCCAACCCAGACTCTATTTTTGTAATGCTTAATCACGAGAGAACTCATGCTATGTTAGTAAATGGAGAACAGTTTTTAACATCTCCCAAGATAATTAAATCAACCATTTACACCAAGAATGAAGAATTTATTGAAGTAGATGTAACTAGGTGCAAGGTTTTGGAAATTAATTATGGGTAAAGAAACCTGGTGGACTATATTTACAGACCACAATCACATTATTGCAGAATTACTCTGGACAATAATTCAAGATTTTGTTATAGTTGGATTGCTATACAGAGTAGTATTTAAAAAATATATCCTGCCTAAAATTCAAGAGCAGGTACACGCAGATATTGATAAGGAACACGGAATAACACATGACTGATTTTGTACATTTACATGTTCATAGCCACTACAGTTTGATGGATGGTCTATGTACCCCACACGAATTACTTGTTGCTGGAAAAGCACTAGGACATACTGCTATGGCGATTACCGATCATGGGACACTATCATCTCACCGAGACATGCAAATTGCTGCAAAAGAATTAGGTATGAAACCAATTCTAGGTCTTGAAGCATATATTTCTGCAACTGACCGCTTTGACAAGCGTGATGTTAAAAAGCGTGACGACAACACATCTGTTTATAATCACATTATTTTGCTCGCCAAAAATCAGGCAGGACTAAAGAATTTACAGATTATGTCCGAGATTGCTTGGACAGAAGGATATTATCATAAGCCACGCATTGACATGGAATTGTTAAATGATCATGGTGATGGAATTATTGTTGTTTCAGGTTGTATGAATGGTCTTATTGCCAAATCAATTGAACGAGGGGACCTAGAAAAAGCTCGTGAATATGTTCGCTGGTTTAAGAATAGATTTGCTGATGATTTCTATATTGAAATTCAAGCACATAATCCAGCAGACCTAAATTACAAGTTGCTAGAATTGGCTGATGAATTTAATGTCAAGCCTGTTGTTACATCTGATGCACATTTTGACACACCAGACCAACGAGCACTTGAAGAGATTTTGCTTATTATTTCAACTAAGCCTAGTCAGGCAAAAGATACCGACTTTGATTCAGGTAAGAAGCATAAAAATATTTTTGAGCGTTTAAATCATTTGTACCCAGACCGCCCAATTTCTTTTGAAGAGATTGATGTTTATATTCAAGGGCGGGATGAGATTAAAAAGTCTATGCTCAAGCAAGGTGTTGACCGTGAAGATATCTATGATAATACTCTAGATGTTTTAAACAAGATTGAAGAATATGAATTTTATGAGGGGCTAGAACTCCTACCTAAACCAAAAAATGATGCTAATGATGAATTGCGTAAACTCTGTGAAGAAGCACTTGACAAGCTTGCTATTTTAGATACAGCGTATGGAACAGATTATTCTAACAGGTTAGAAGAAGAACTTCAAGTTATTAAGGAAAAAGATTTTGCATCTTACTTCCTTGTTGTTGCTGACATGGTTGGCTGGGCAAAGGCACAAGACATTATGGTTGGTCCAGGTCGTGGTTCCGCTGCTGGATCCTTAGTTTGTTATTTGTTAGGTATCACAGATGTAGACCCTATTCAGTACGACCTTTTGTTTTTCCGCTTTATTAATCCAGAGCGTAATGACTTTCCAGATATTGATACGGACTTTATGGACAGACGGCGAGGGGAAGTAAAAGAATATCTTCGCACCAAGTTTAAGAATGTTGCATCTATTTCTACATTTCAGTATTTTAAAGATAAGGGTGTAGTCCGAGATGTGGGTCGTGTATTTGATGTACCCCTGGGTGAAATCAATAAAGCTCTAAAGGGCATTGAAACATTTGAAGATTTTGAAACTAATCCTAACTCGGAATGGTTTAGAGAAAAGTATCCAGAGGTTATGCAATACGCAAATATGCTTCGTGGAAAAATTCGTGCTGTCGGTATGCATGCTGCTGGTGTTGTTGTTGCTAATCAACCAATTTCTAATTATGTTCCAATTGAAACTCGCAAAGATCCAGATGATTCTGTATCAGGTCGCATCCCAGTTGTGGGCTACGACATGGAGCAAGCTGCTGATATTGGTCTAATTAAACTTGATGCCCTAGGCTTAAAAGCTTTATCAGTTATTAAGGATACTATCGATACAGTTAAAATTAATACAGGCATTGAAATTGATTTACATTCCTTGCCACTAGATGACCCCAAAATCTTTAGGGATTTATCAGATGGATTTACACGAGGTGTGTTTCAGGCTGAAGCAACACCATATACCAATTTGTTGATTAAAATGGGTGTTGACAAATTTGAGGACTTAGTTGCTTCTAACGCTCTTGTTCGCCCAGGTGCTATGAATACTGTGGGTGCTGCGTATGTTGGTCGTAAGCGTGGAACCGAAATGGTACAATATGTTCATCCTATTATGCAGGACTTTACAAAAAATACATATGGTGTTATTATTTATCAAGAGCAAGTTATGCAAGCATGTGTGCATTTAGGCAAAATGACTTGGGCGGAAGCTGATAAGGTCCGTAAGATTATTGGTAAGAAGAAAGATGCTCGTGAATTTGATATATTTAGAGATAAGTTTATTCAAGGTGCAACTCAAAATATTAGCAAGGAAGATGCAGAACATCTGTGGCATGATTTTGAAGCTCATGCTGGTTATTCTTTTAACCGTTCCCACGCTGTTGCTTATTCTATGCTTTCCTATTGGACTGCTTGGCTTAAACATTATTATCCGCTTGAGTTCATCTATTCCATTCTTAAAAATGAAAAAGATAAGGATGCCCGAACAGAGTACCTACTGGAAGCAAAACGACTAGGAATTAAAGTTTTGTTGCCACATGTTAATGAATCAGAAGCAGGATTTAGCATTCAGGGAAACTCTATTAGATTTGGACTAAGTGATATTAAATATATCTCTGACAACATTTCGTCAAAAATTATTGCTAATAAACCATACAAGAGTTATGAGCATTTGCAAGAAATTGCTAAGGCTAAGGGCAGTGGTATTAATAGTCGTGCAATTCAATCTCTTAATGCAATTGGTGCAGCAGCTTTTGATGATAATCCAAGAACAGGTAGAGAGGGAGAAAATCTTTATGAATATCTTACTATTCCTAAGTTTGACATTCAGGGCATTACAGCAAAGATTAAAGCTCAAATTAATCCACTAGAAGATTTTCTTGAAGAAGGATGTTTTGTTCTTATGGCTATGGTTCGTTCTATTAAAAAGGGCAAGGGCTGGAGTCGTGTAGAACTTGTAGATGATACAGGTGCAATTGGTATCTTCCATAGTGAAAATACACAAATTGAAACAGGAAACATGTACTTCTTCCTGGTTGGAGATAACCGTATTCACCGATATGTTGCTGTTGAAGATGTTGCAAATCATAAAGATGATATGTTTGTTGACTATCTGTATTCAGATGGATTTGAAATTGGTGACAAAAAATTGGTGATTGACTTTACACCATATAAAACTAAAGCAAACAAAATGATGGCACATATTATTACGTCTGATAAAGATAAAAATCTACAGCGTGTCATTGTTTTTCCAAGTCTTTATTCTAAGGCTCTAGGAAAAATGCGGGCGGGTCAAGTATGTGAGCCTGTAATTAAAGTAGATGATACAACTATATTTGTTAAGGAAATATTATGACAGAAGAAAATACACCCGATGTTCAAATCGGTCTAGAACAAATCTTTGCTGCAGTTCTTGCAATTGCAGGACCAGTTGAAATGCAACAGGAAGCTTTGTTAGAAAATTATTCACAGTATGCAATTGCTGTTTCACCAGTAGAAGATGGCAAGATCACAATTGGTCTTGTAGATTTAAATCAGGTAGAGGAGCAAGAAGTTGCTGAATAAACTTGCAGAAGAAATTCACGAAATCTCTTTGTCTAAAGGTTTTTGGGATAAGTTATATAATAAAAAGTTCTTAGGTAAAAATAAACCTAAGCCCAAACAGGATATTGATTTTATGCTTGCCAAATTAGCATTAGTTCATTCTGAAATTAGCGAAGTGCTAGAAGCTATGCGTAAGCAACAGGGAGAAGAAAAGATTGTTGAAGAAATTGCAGATGTTCTTATCCGCTTGCTTGACTTTTATCAAGGAGCAAAACTATCTGGCTGGGTAGAGTCATCATTAGATGATATTTATAGCAAAAAGATGGCAAAAAATAAATCAAGACCACCCATGCATGGAAATCTTGCATAAATGGTATAATGTAGGTAATGGATGCCTACATCTTAGAGGGTATCGAAGAAGAGTACCTTCTAGTTATTAAAACTAAAGATAGAGAGTCTATCATAGCAATTATAGATAGACTGAGTACCAGTCGCTCAAAATGGATGAAAGAACTGGCAGTTATATTAGAAGAGAGTTTAAATGACAACGGTAGCAGAAAGCATTCTGGCGAAGTTGGATCCAAAAACAAGACAAAGGGTTCAACTAGCAACAGAAGTAGACGTACAAAAACAGCAAACACCAAGCATAGGTCTAAATCTCGCCCTTAAAGGTGGACTGGGCTTTGGTCGCCAAGTTCTTATTTGGGGAAACAAGTCTGCAGGTAAATCATCATTTTGTTTGCAAATGATTGCAGAAGCACAAAAGAATGGTAAGACCTGTGCATGGATTGATGCAGAAGCATCATATTCGGCAGAATGGGCAGAAAAACTAGGTGTAGATTCATCTGCACTTATTTATTCTCCTGCAAAAACAATTAATGATATGGTTGATATTGCCGTTCAACTCATGGAAGCAGGAATAGATTTAATTGTTGTTGATTCTATTTCAGCATTGCTTCCCGCTATTTATTTTGAAAAAGATGGTCACGAATTAAAAGACCTACAAGACACCAAGCAAATTGGTGCAGAGGCAAAGGACATGACCCATGCGGTCAAGATGTTAAATTATGCAAACAAAGATACACTACTGGTACTTATCTCTCAACAAAGAAATCAATTTGGATCTATGCATGCGAGCCACATTCCAACAGGAGGAATGGCGGTCAAGTTTTTCAGCAGTACCGTTATTAAACTTTGGTCGTCAGAAGCTGAGGCTAATGCTATTAAAGCTGGCATTAATGTTGGCGACAAGATTATTGAACAAAAAGTGGGCAGACCAGTCAATTGGATTATTGATTACAACAAACTCGGACCGCCCAATTTATCAGGACAGTACGATTTCTATTACCAAGGAGACTCTGTAGGAGTAGACCTAGTTGGAGAAGTTCTTGATGTAGCAGAAATGATGGGCATTGTCCAGCGTGGTGGTGCCTGGTATACAGTTGAGGAAGAGCGTTTACAGGGTCGTGCAAAGGCTGTAGAATATTTAAAAAACAACCCTGATGTTGTAGAAAAGATTAGGAAAAAGATTTATGACAAAGTTTGATGAATTTGTTAATGAAGGTTCAGAAGAAGTATCAAAATTTCAAAAATTAGATGGCAACTATGGGTGTCAATATTGTGAGCAATATACACCAGTTGCTTATTTTGATGAATCAAAAGGCGAAATGTTCTGGTATTGTTCTCAAAAACACAAGTCAACCATTCAGGTGGGCTAATGTCAGAAAGGTCGGAATCAAAAAGAGATGGCGCAAAACAACAAAAAAATTCGGGTCGGGGGCAATATCAAAAAGGTGACGCTCTTTGGCGCATGTTTGTGGTTGATTACAAAGAGTATGAAAAATCAATCTCTATTTCCCAAAGCATTTGGGCAAAAATATGTACGGATACTTTTAAAGTTAGTAGAGAAAAGTTTCCATTACTAAAAATAATTTTGGGTAAGGATAATGCAAAAACTCGTCTTGCAGTAATTGAATGGGATTTGCTAGAACAATTGGTAGAATGTTGGGAGGAACATAATGATTGAAATTATAATAATGCTTGGAGTATGGATTAATTGCTATGTTAATGTAAAGAAGTACTTGGAGGAAAAGAATGGCAGATAACATTCTTGAAACAGTTAGTAGTGTCACAGAATTTAATGACATGAAAGAATTTATGAATGATCCTGAACTAGATGAAGCTTTGGACCTAATTATTAAATTAATTATGAAACCTGATGTTCCAGCAGGAAAATCACCAGAGCTTATTGTAAGGTTACAAGCACTTAGTGCAAAATTTTCAATGTTGTCTAGATACTACACAACATTTGAAAAGGGCGGGGAATCTTCAAAAAAGAAAAATGTTTACTATACCGTATCAGACGCTCTTGATAAGCTTGTAGACAGTGTAAAATATTTAGCGAGATATGGATTATAATGGGTAGAAATATTATTGGAAATTTAAAGTTTCAAAAGGTGCAAGAGGGTGGATTTGATCCACACGCTTTTGCAAAAATGATTGAAGAGGCATATGTTTCAGAAAACAAGCGTGATTCTTTTACGCAAAAGAAAACTTTTAGCCCATCAACAATTGGATATGGACACGGTAATTGTGCCAGATACTGGTTTATTGCATTTGATGGTGCAGAGTTTGATGACAATTTTGATGCTATGGCTAGAGCCAATATGGATAATGGTACTGCTGCACATGACCGAATTCAAAAAGTTATGGGCAAGACAGGCATTCTAAAAGAAACTGAAACTGAAATTCTTAATGAAGATCCGCCTATTCGTGGTTTTATGGATGCCCTTATTGAATGGAATGGCGAAGATGTTGCAGGAGAAATTAAGACTATTAAGTCTGAGGGATATGCACTTCGTCAAGCATCAATGTCTGCTCCAGGTTATCATCAACTACAGTTATTGTCTTACATGAAAAATCGTGGAATTAAACAAGGGTTCTTTTATTATGAAAATAAAGATACTCAAGAATTTCTTATCATTCCTATCAATATGAATGAAAGAAATACAAAAATTATTGATGATGCGTGGGACTGGTTACGAGAGGTGCATGCTAACTGGCAAGCACAAACTCTTCCTAATCGCCCATTTACTAAAACACAATCTGCTTGCAAGTATTGTCCAGTTAAAAAAGTTTGCTGGAAAGAACTTGATGATGGCGAAGTCGAAATCAGAGCGTTGGTACCACCTAAATGATTTGTTCAAATAAAGGATGCACCAATAAGTTTGAGCCTAAAACTCATAATATGAAATATTGTTCAGATGAGTGCTGTAGAGAAGCCACTAATGCAAAAATTAAACAAAAGTATTACGATAAAAAAGCTCGTTTGGCGGGAGCTGTAAGAGTCTGTAAAACAAAAGATTGTGAATATAAGCTAAGTAGATATAACTCAGGAGATATTTGTGAGAGTTGTATTAGTGCAGAAAAGAAAAAAGAGCAACAAGAACTATTAGAAATGTTAAGAAATGTCATTAGCTAAATTAAAGAAACAACATCATAAAGTTTTAGGCGTTGATGCTAGCACCAATACCATTGCTTTTTGCCTAATGGATGGAAAAAAACCAATTCAATGGGGAGAAATCACCTTTACAGGAAACACAATATATGATAGAATATTAGATGCAAAAAGAAAAGTCGGAGCATTTGTTGCTGAATTGGACTATGATTTTATAGCACTTGAAGCAGCAGTTATGGTTAGATCGGCACAAACTGGTTTAAAAATGGCATATGTGTTTGGAGCAATTCTTGGAGAACTTATTCACGATGGGGTGATTGTTAAGGAAGTACACCCTATCACTTGGCAGTCTTTTATTGGAAATAAGAATTTTACAACAGCAGAAAAGAAGGCGATTAGAGATGAGTTTCCAGGAAAGTCGGACAATTGGTACAAGGGAAAGATCAGAGAAAGACGAAAGCAAAGAACAATTGACTTTGTTAAAAGTCTTGGAGTCAGTACCACCAATGATAATGTTGCAGATGCTACAGGCATTGCATGGTATGCGGTAAGTGAAATGGCAGGGGAATAGTGGCAAAACTTTATGAGTCTCGTGACTGGCTTTATAGTAGATATGTTGTACAAAGAAAAAATATTGTAGACATTGCTAAAGAAGCTGGATGCAGTCACATGACAATTCAGCGGGCATTAGAAAAATTCGGTCTTATTAGGAAGCGTTAATGAAAGATAAAATTGCAGTAGTTCTTCCAGTTCGTGATGCTGGCACAGGTAGGTCAGCAAGATTAATGCGTTGTCTAGAATCATATAAACTTTTTACAGAAGGCTTATCAGATATTCATATTATTGTTGACTATGATGATATTGAAAACTATAAGGTTTTATTTGAAAACATTCCTGAGTACGTTTTACATATTCATTTTGCCGATGCTGGAATAACTCTTATGCAAAAAATTAATTCTATCTCTGTGGATTTAGCGGAAAAATATAAGTATGTTGCTTTTATCGGTGATGATATTATTTTTAGAACAAGTTGGGAATCTAATTTTATTGAATTCCTGTCAAATGTAGACTATGGTTTAGCTTACGCTAATGATTTTGTGCATGGAGAAAGACTTGCCACCCATCCATGTATTACTAGCAATATGATTAAAGCGGTGGGATTTTTTGGATGCCCCGCCCTAGAACATAATTATTTTGATAATTATTGGATGGACATTGTAAGAGAAGTTGGTCAATTACAATACTTTCCTCACACTATTATGGAACATATGCATCCCAGTGTTGGTAAGGATAGTCACGATCACATATCAAATGAAATTTCAAATAGAATGATGATTGATCAACAAAAATTTACTAACTACATGAATGATAATAAGCATTTAGATATAGAAAAGATTAGGAATTTTAATAATGATTTATAATACAATTAGACAAATGGTTAAAGAAGCTAAAAGTCCTGAACTTCCAGTAATCATTCCAACATTTAATAATCCAACATATATGTGTAATATGATAGAGCAGTTGAGAATGTTTGGTTTTGAATATCAGGATATTATTATTTTAGACAATTTTTCAAAAAGTCCAATAATGCAGGAGATGCTAAATCATGCTGCAAAAAAGTTCGGGTGCCATGTTGTTAAAAAATTTACCAATGATGGTCCAAGGGAATATTACAAGAATAAAGATTTATTTAATTGGTTGCCAGAAAAGTTTATTTTAACCGACCCAGATATTGGTATCAATCCCAATATTCCACATAATTTTGTTGAAATTCTTTCAGATGTTTCTGAACAATATTCTATGTACAAGGTTGGATTTGCCTTAGATATTGAAATGGAAAATTTAAAAGGTAATTCAAACATAAAAGATATTATGTTTGCACAAAATGTTACAATGTATCAGTGGGAAAAACAATTCTATGCTAATCAAATTGGTTTTACTAAAACAGCAGACCCAATTTATCTTGCAGCAATTGATACAACATTTTGCTTAGTAAATAAAAAGTTTTTTACTCCATACGATGCACCTATGCAGGTAAAAGATAGGTGCGTAAGAATTGGTGGAAACTTTACTGCACAACACTATGGCTGGTATTATCAGCCACCAATGACAAAAGATGAGTATAATTATTATTTGTCACAAGTTTCACCACAATGGTCATTTTCAAGTAATGAAATGAAGAGAAGGCTAGAACTATAATGAAAAAAATTGATTTAATTATAACAACAAATGGGAGAAAAGAATATATTCTTCCAACAATAAATTCGTGGAAGAATTTTATTGATTCTAATATCAATAATAAAATTATTATTGATGATTCAGGAAATCAAGAATATCGAGACTGGTTGTCTGAAACATTCCCAGACTTTACTATTATGCCACTGGGAGAAAACAATATGGGATTTTCTTTTCTTATGAAAACATGGTTAACTAATTTAAAATTTGAATCAAAGTACTTGTTGCTACTAGAAGATGATTTTTTGTTATTAGAAAATATTGATGTTGACAAAATATTAAATATTTTAGATAATAATGATAATATTATTCAGCTTTGCTTAAAGAGACAAGCATGGTCGCAAGAAGAAGTTGCTGCTGGCGGGATGATAGAAAGAATCTACAATGGATCTAATTTCATTCAAAAAGATGGCTGGTTTGAGCATAGAGAGTTTTTTACAACAAATCCTTCATTTATGAATGTTGAAAGATTAAGAAGGTATGCAAAGCCAATTTATGAAAATTCTTCAGAATTGATTACAGAGGGAGAATTTGGCAATAGATTATTTAGTAATAATAATAATTTATACTCAGCCTTTTTAGGAGCTATCTTTGATACCCATAAAGTAGAACATATTGGACATATTAGAACAGGAACATACGGATGAAAATTGCTGGAATAACAATGGTAAGAAATGAAGTAGATGTAATTGAATTTTGTTTAGACCATCATTTATCGCAAGGGTTAGATTATATTTTTATTTGTGACAATGGATCCACAGATGGCACACTAGAATACCTGCAAGAAAGAGCACAAACAGATTCTAAAATTATTTTGTATAAAGATGATGGTCAATTTCATCAACAAAGAATAATTAATTTTTTATCATCAATGGCTTACAATGCTGGCTGTGAATGGGTTGTACCTTTTGATGCAGATGAAATATGGTTTTCAAAAAATACTTTGGCGGAGGATTTAAAAAATATAAATAATTCAGCAGTTAGAGTGAAGCTGACAGATTTTATTCAGTCTAGTGCAATGCTAGACCCAAGAAAAGATACATATGAAACTGTAAACTGGAGATGTGTAACAGATATCAAACCTACACTTGATGAAATTTCTAATGGAAGCAGGTCCATGTTAGAAAATCCATCCTTTTATAAGTATATTGTTAGAACTTCTCCAAACTTATCTATTGCCCCTGGAGCGCATTCTTTTTCAGGTCAGTCACAAGATTACTCTACAGATGAAAATTTTGCTGCATATCATATTCCCTTAAGATCTTATGTTGCTTTAAGAATTAAGGCAGAACAGGGACAAAGATTAATTGATGCGGGATACCCAGAAGGTCACGGATGGCATGTTCAAAGGTATGCAAAACAATTCAATTCTGGATACTTAATTGAAGAGTGGCAAGCAAATAGTGAAACAGATGGCAAGATGCATAGATTAGACGGAACTGTGGTGAAGTTGGTATTTGATGATTCCGTTTCATCATTGTATAAAAAGTATAAAAATGGAAAATAATATTACAGTATTAATCAGAACAATTGGTAGAGAAACTCTTGCTAATGCAATAAAAAATGCCATAAAAGAATTTAATAATGTTATTGTTGTTGCTGACAATGTAGATTTAGATTTTTTAAATTTGCCAATTAAAGCAACATATTTAAAGACTACAGAAAAAATTGATTTATACGGCGGGGCAGCAATAAATTTAGGTGCACAAAACTGTAATACAAAATACATATGCTTGTTAGATGATGACGATGAATATGTTGAAGGTGCTGGACAGTATATGAATGTTATTGTTAATTCAGAACCAAGTATTGATATTTGGATCCCAGGTTTAAGATATAACGATGGACATATGGTTTGCATGAATGACGGTCTTTATGCAGGTAATGTTGCTGTACCAACATACAAAACTGAAGTTTTAAAAAATTACCCATTTTATTCAAACATGAGTCCCGACATAGGATTGACAGATTTCTATCATGTAGAAAATATTGTTAAGAACGGTCACTCTGTTAGCTGGTATAAAAAACATCTATATGATGTTAGACCACACCTACCTGGTAGGCTTGGAAAAGGAATAAAATAATTCTTTACATAATAAATAAAAAATGTTAAAATTATACAAATAGAAAAGGATTGTAATGACAAAAAGAGTATTACTCACAGGAGCCTCGGGTTTCGTAGGTAGCCATGTGCTACGACACATTTTAGTAAATACAAATTGGGAAGTTGTTTGCCCAACAACATTTACTCACAAAGGATTAACAGATAGAATTAGAGTTGCCTGTGACGGTATTGATGATGCATATAAGCGTGTTAAAGTTATTCGTTGTGATTTTACTGCTCCAATTTCTGTAGTTACCGCACACGAATTTGGCAAAATTGATTATGTAATTAATGTGGCTTCTGAAAGCCATGTGGACCGCAGCATTGATTATCCCGCACCATTTATTATTAACAATGTATCATTAATTTGTCATCTCCTTGATTGGGCTAGAATTGCACAACCAGAAAAGTTTTTGCAGGTATCAACAGATGAAGTTTATGGTCCAGCACCAGCAGGGTACGCTCACCGTGAATGGGTAGACCAGCATTTTCCAAGTAATCCATACTCTGCATCAAAGGCAGCACAAGAGGACATTGCATTTTCTTATTGGCGTACTTATGGAATCCCGCTGGCTATTACCAATACAATGAATATTATTGGTGAAACGCAGGACACAGAGAAGTTTATGCCCATGACAATTAAGCGTGTTCTTAGTGGAGAAAGGATGACTATCCATGCATCACCAACAGGTGAGATTGGAAGCCGTTTTTACCTACATGCTCGCAATCAAGCAGACGGACTATTGCATGTTCTTAACCAGCACTTTCCCCTTTATGGTGAAGTGGATATGCCAGAGCGTTTTCACATTGTTGGAGAACGTGAGGTAGATAATCTTGAAATGGCACAAATGATTGCTGATGCAGTAGGAAAACCGCTTAATTATGAATTAGTAGATTTTCATTCATCTCGCCCAGGTCACGACTTGCGGTATGCTCTTGATGGAACAAAAATTTCTGAAACTGGTTGGTCACTTCCAATTCCACTTGAAGAATCTATAAAGAGAACGGTTGAGTGGACAATAGCGCACCCAGAGTGGCTCAAGCTTTAATGAACATAACTGTTCTAACAGCCACCATACCAGAGCGGTCTAGTATGGTGGTTAATGCTATAAAATCTGTATCAGAGCAAAAGATAAAACCTGCAAACCATATTGTTTTAGTCGATGTAAAAAAGCAAGGTAATTTTGATACATATCAAAAACTTTTGCATATGGCTAATACTGAATGGGTTTGTTATTTAGATGATGATGATATTTTGTATCCCGATCATTTAGAAAAACTTATTAAAAATTCAGAAGGATATGATGTTATTTATAGCAATCCAAAGGTTCAAGACCCTTTAGGTATTATTAATTATGAATCAGAGTTTGATTATAATAGACTGCAAAAAGAATCCATTGTTCCCATTACAGCCTTAGTAAAAAGAAAACTAATGCTAGGTGTGGGCGGGTTTGATAGAAGACAAGACTGCGACTGGCTAATGTGGAAGAAACTTGCTAGTAATGGTGCAAGATTTAATAAAATAAACAATGTGACATGGGAATATAACTTCCATGACACAAACTATTCAAGAAAAGGAATGACTTGGTAATGGGTAAAATGAAAGATTTAGATTTACAAATTTCAGCAATGTTAGAAATGGCTTTTGAAGCCCCCGCAGGAATTGAGATACTTAATGCTTGCCTAGATATTACATCTATGCTACTGGCTAAAAATATTGCTTATGGCAACTCAGCTCTTAATCCTATTCGTATTTTCAGTGATGCAAATGATATGGAACAGTTAAATGTTCGCATTGATGATAAATTAAATAGAATTAAAAATAAAAAGTTGTTTGATGGAGATAATGATGAAGATGACCTTATTGGGTACTTGCTTCTGAAAAAAGCCAAGAAAAGTGGTATAATAGATAGAAACAAAGGATAGATATGCCAAACTACGATTATAAATGCTTGACTTGCGAAAAAGATTTTGCTAGAATAGTCTCTATTGATGAACGAGATAACCAAAAATGCGAAGAGTGTGATAGCCCTGTTGAAAGGCAAATCACATTTGGTGGCATGGTTTGGGCACCCACAGCAGGAGGCTGGAGATAAATGGCTACAAAAAAACAAAGCAAGGTAGAAATTAAACTTAATCCAAATTGGGTTGTTACTGAAGAGTACCCACTTGGAAAAGACACACTTGTTCCAGGCGATAAAGTTAAGGTTAAGTTTATTCGTGGACAATACAATTTTATTCGTCATGTTTATAACTCAAAAACAAAAACAGAATGGTTTGATGTTGTAGGTCCTGATGGGTTTAGATCTTTTCGTATTGAAGATGTAAGAAAGATTAAACCTAAAAAGTTTAGGAGAAAGAAAAATGTCGTCTGATATTGAAATTGCCGACAAGTTTGACCAAATGAATCGTGTTGTTGAGGAAACCCTTAAGGGAAACACTCCGACACAGGTCGCACGAGAGCTTGGAATTAAAAGAGTTGAAGTTTTAGATCATCTTGATACATGGAAAAGTCTGGTTAAAGGTGACAACTCTATTCGTGAACGTGCCAAAGAAGCACTTGGTGCTGCAGACCAGCACTATGCAATGATTATTAATCGTGCATGGGAAACTGTGGAGCAAGCAGATGCAAATGATCAATTAAATATTAAAGCACAATCTCTTAAACTTATTGCTGATGTTGAAGGCAAAAGAATTGATATGCTCCAAAAAGCGGGGCTTCTAGAAAATAACGAAGTTGGAGATCAACTTGTTGAAACTGAACGTAAGCAAGAGATACTTATGGGTATCCTAAGAGATGTAACATCTAATTGTGATCATTGTAAGTTTGAGGTAGCAAGAAGATTGACAGAAGTTACAGGTAAGGTAGAAGCTGTAAGCATAGATGACTGATTTTGGCGATTTTCTAAGTATATTAGAAGAAGATGAATTTGAAGAAAGACCTGTTGACATTGAAGAGTTTGTCACCAGTAAGGATTTTTTGCATCTTCCGCCCCTTTCTGAATATCAGTACACAATGATTAAAGCATCAACACAAGTTTATAAAAGAGAAACCTTAATTAAACTTTATGGCGAAGAAGAAGGTTTGAAGCGTTCTAAACAAACTTGTAATGAAGTTATTTTTCAATTAGGCAAAGGTTCGGGCAAGGACTATGTGTCTACAATTGCTTGCTCATATGTTGTTTATCTTTTGCTCTGCCTTAAAGACCCCGCAAAATATTTTGGTAAGCCACCTGGAGATGCTATTGATATTATTAATATTGCTATTAACGCTGAACAGGCAAAGCGAGTATTCTTCAAAGGCTTTCTTACTCGTATTGAAAAGTCACCCTGGTTTGCAGGTAAATATGATGACAAGGTTGCTTCCGTAGCATTTCCTAAATCTATTACTGTTCACTCTGGACACTCACAAAGAGAATCTTGGGAGGGATACAATGTTATTATGGTTATCCTTGATGAGATTTCTGGTTTTGAACTTGAGTCAAATACTGGTCATGCATCTGCTAAAACTGCTGATGCTATTTACAAGATGTATCGTGCATCTGTATCTTCTCGTTTTCCTGATGTTGGAAAGATTATTCTTCTTTCTTTTCCCCGATTTAAGAATGACTATATTCAGCAAAGATATGATGAAGTTGTTGCTGAAAAAGAAACAATTATTAGAACACATGATTTCAAACTTGATCCAGATTTGCCAGACGGTGAAGGCAATACTTTTAGTATTGAATGGGAAGAGGATCACATTATTTCATACAAAGTCCCAAGAGTATTTGCTCTCAAAAGACCAACTTGGGATATCAACCCAACTCGTAAAGTTGATGATTTCTTAATTGATTTTTATTCAGACCCACTAGATGCTCTTTCTCGTTTTGCATGCATGCCCCCTGAAGCTATCGATGCTTTCTTTAAGTCTCGTGAAAAAATTGAAGCAGCATTTGTTTCTTACAACGGTGTAGGAGATAATGGAATGTTTGAAAATTGGTTTGTTCCAGAAGAGGACAAGTCATACTATGTTCACGTTGACCTTGCTCAAAAGCATGACCATTGTGCAGTTGCAATTGCACATGTTGATCATTGGGTATCTATGAAAGTGGCGGGACAGATGAAAGATGCTGCACCCAAAGTCGTAGTAGATGCAGTAAAATGGTGGACACCTACAAGCACAAAGTCTGTAGATTTTGCTGAAGTTAGAGATTACATCTTATCGCTTCGTTCTCGTGGATTTAATATCAAACTTGTTACATTTGACCGTTGGAATTCACATGACATGATGCAACAAATGAATGCATATGGAATGAAATCTGAAATTCTTTCGGTTGCCAAAAAACATTATGATGATATGGCTTTAATTGTAACTGAAGAAAGATTGGTCGGTCCAAGTATTAAATTGCTTATTGATGAATTATTGCAATTAAGAATTACAAAGCGTGATAAAGTAGACCACCCAAGAAAAGGTTCTAAGGACTTATCCGATGCTGTGTGTGGTGCTATTTATAATGCAGTTGCTCATACCCCTAGAAACTTTGATCAAGAAGTTCAGGTTTATAATTATGACACCTATGTTCCAGCAGAGGAAGAAGATGGTCGTGGAGACAAGTGGCGTTCAATTGAAATTCCACAGGCTAGGGAAATGCCAAATGATCTCCGCTCGTTCCTATCTATGGATGTTCCAGATGACCCACAACAGGGTTATGTTGACAATTTTACAATCTTATAATATACTAAATTTGCGGGCATGGACTTAGGATGGGTAGTTACATTATATAAGTTCATGGTATGAGCAAGCGTTTCAGCTACGTCAATGCAGTGGATTTCACCATGCCCGCACTTTTTTTCAAAAAATGATATAATATAAGTAGCGATAGCTAAAATAATAAAAAAGGAATGATGCAAAAATGGCATTACCAATTAAAAACGGAAAGATCGGAACGCCCTACGGCAAGCCAGGTTCAATTTGGATGGCTGGTCATCATCAGGGTGCAGATTTTCCAGTTCCAGTAGGAACACCAATCCTATCAGTCGCTGATGGAGTTGTTGCTGGCGTAGGTCAGGTATGGGGTCCAAACTTTGGAAATCATCAAGTAGTTGTGCAGTACACAGTTGACGGAAAGCACTTCTGGGCAATTTACGCACACTGCTCAAAAGATTTTGTCAAGGTTGGCGATAAAGTAAAGAAGGGCGCAAAAATTGCTCTATCAGGTGCTGAGGGTCATGTAACTGGTCCACACCTACACTTTGAAGTTCATACAGTTTCACACTGGGATGTAACAACAGATATTAATCCAGACTTTTTGTTTAAGGCTTAATCATGCCTTGGCACATATCAGATAGCGCAAAGGGTTGTTCTGGTTACGCTGTTGTATTAGATTCAACAAGCGAAGTTGTCGGATGTCATAAAACTAAAGATGATGCTAAGGCGCACCTTGCTGCGCTTTATGCAAATGTAAAGGATGTACAAAAAATGCAATTTGGGCATGGTGCCAAAACACCTTTTTATATTGAATATAATGTTCCAGATGCACAAGGAAAATGGGCTGTCTGTAAAGAAAATAATGCCCAGGTAGTTGGTTCATACAATACAGAAGAGGAAGCTAAAGAAGCACTTGCAGCACTTACTGTACAAGTTGATGGCTATGAAGAAAAAGGCATTGAAGAAAACAAAGACTATGGATCTTCATTTTGGGATGGAGCATTTGCGCCAATGTATGGCAATGGGGCGGTGAAAAGATAATGGATAACAATCAACAAGATGGTACTCCAGAAGTACCCTCACCAAGTATTAACCTATCAGAACAAGAAGGTATTGGTGCATTAATGGATTGGACAGGTTCTCTTGCACCAGTATTTGGTTCACAGGATCAGGATGCAAGACCAGTTTCTACATACAACGCCCCACCAAACCGTGATGGAAAGCCTACGGCGGGCTACGGAAATCAGAGTGGCTACGGCTACAGCAATCAGTGATGGCATATGTATGATGAATCAACATATGATAAGATTGATCAAAATCTAAAAGGGTTTAGAAAATATATTACTGCACTTCGTAGATATACCTACACAAATCCCGCTAGAATTTATAGTTATTTAGCAGTAATTGCTACATATGTTGTAAGAAAATTTCCTGAAATTCCAGCAGAGTTGCTAATATTAACTGCAATGACCATTATTGGTGTTGGAGATCAGGTACAAAGAATAGAAGACAGAAAAACTTTGAAGGCGTTTTATGAATTACCGCCAGATAACTTTTCAAAACAAACAGATTTATAAGGAGAAAAATGGGTAAGCACCACGATAAAGTATTAAAAGCATTAGAAGGCAGAAAAGCTGCCTGTCCAAATAAAGGCGGGTTTAAAATGCCTGGCTCTATGAATAAAAAGAAAACGGGATACGCTAAAAAGCGTTAATAAGGTATAATATACATATGGATGATTTAGCTCTATTACTTAGAAAAGCACAAGCAAATGCATTTCAAATGTATTCTCAGACACATGGATATCACTGGAATGTAGTAGGTCCACATTTTAAGCAGTTCCACGCATTTTTTCTTGAGATTTACGAAGATGTATTTGATTCTATTGATTTGTATGCAGAAATGCAACGTAAGATTGGCAAGTATGCCCCATTTGGTGCAGCAAATATGTTACAGATTTCAGATGTTGAAATTAATGATACTTTAGACCTAAAGCCATTTGACATGCTAAATGAATTATACAAAACAAATCAAGTTGTTTTAGATAGCCTTAAATCATTATTTGATAAGGCTAATGAATTAAACGAGCAAGGAATTTGTAATGATGTTGCTGCTCGCATTTCCCAGCACCAGTTCTGGGCATGGCAAATAAAAGCATCATTTGAATGGGGATGGGGATAGAATGACCCATCAAACACCAGACATTGATTTAAAGCAGTATATGCATGAGCCTGTAATTGTTTGTGACATTGATGATACTATTATCATGGAACCAGATTACGCACCGATTTGGAATGTAATTGAATTTCTTAAAAATCAAGCACAAACTACAAAGATTATTTTACTTACCGCAAGAGTAGAAAATGAACGAGAATTTACTGTAAAACAAATGCGGGATCTAGGTATTCCATATACCGATATAATTATGGAACAATTTGTAGATGTAAATCATGGCGGTAGAGCAACAAATCCTCATGGTATTTGGAAAGCAGAACAAGTACGCCAAATTATGAATCAGTACAATGTTGTCCTATTTATTGACAACAGTAAACCTGCTAGAAAAGCAGTTCAAACTTTGGGCATTCGTACAAAGAAGCCAGAAAATATTCAAAATAATATATTGACAAAGACCGTTTGGTCTGGTATATTTATCTAATAAGATAATATGCCCCATTAGCTCAACGGATAGAGCAAATCGTTTCTACCGATTAGGTTGGGCGTTCGAATCGCTCATGGGGCGCAAATTCTTGACATAACTTAAAAAATAATCTATACTAGAAGTAATGCGATTCAAAACCAAGGTTTTGGTTCCCGCTATTGCGCTTCTTACAAGTTTTCTTGTATCGCTACCAATAGCCCAGAATCAAGCCAACGCTAATGAAAGACAGAACAGGTGTGTAGCAACTGCTACACGAAGTTATACTAGGGTTGCTTATGCAAGTCCTGCGTATAATAAAAGATTTGCTCAAGCATATATGTCCAGTAAATATGGATGGTGTGGACAGCAAGTATCCTGTTTAACAACATTGTGGAATAGAGAAAGCGGTTGGAGAGTAAATGCTCATAACTCCTCTGGTGCACATGGAATACCACAAGCATTGCCAGGTTCAAAAATGGCAAAATACGGAAGAAATTGGAGAACCGACCCATCGGTGCAAATTAAATGGGGACTAAATTACATCAAGAAGAGGTATGGAAGTCCCTGTAATGCACTGGGTCATTCTTATCGTTTCGGTTGGTATTAAAAAAAGTCCTGAGTATGACTAAAACTGCTCGCCTTGTCATAGAATTAGAACACATGCCTAATCTTGGTGGGTAACTATTGGCAGTTACGGCAAGCTGTTAACTTGTTTTCTGCAGGTTCGATTCCTGCACCAAGAGCAAGCGATATATGTTAACCAGTTGCATGTATCCTCGCACGATTTATGGCGTGGCAAACTGGCACAATGCCTCTTTAACTCAGTTGGTAGAGTGCTTCACTTGTAATGAAGATGTCATCCGTTCAAATCGGATAAGAGGCTCTAATGTGATATAATGGTTTTATGACAGCAGCACATGATCAAAATATGACTCTTCATATTATTGCACATGTTCCAGAACATGAGCCTAGAAGAAATGATCCGCATTATAAATATTTTAATGCAGCAAAGAAGCGTATTAAAAAAGCGGGACTTTGGAAATGTGCAATTAATGATGATTTATGTGCAGGACAAATGGAGTTACATCATACCCATATTGAATTTTCACAAATTAATAATACAGACCCAAAACGTATCGAAGAATACTTCGGATTGCATTTTGAATCAGATGAAGATTTTCAGCAATGGTTAGAGGGTCCAGGAAATTTAGAAGTCTTGTGTGCTGCACATCATAGGACACACTACGGTATCCATTCGATGCCCGCCCCACTTTGGGAATCTCTTAGATTTAGGAAGTATAATTCTCTCGCAGCAGCAGAAGTTATTACTAAGGCACAGTTAGAAAAAAATAGCGCATCTGCTTGATAAATAATAATAATAATTGTATAATGTTTCAAACAAAGGAATATTAATGTATAACGAATATTGGTCATGGGCATTATCTTGTCTGGGTGGCTTTGGCATTTACCTTGCTGGTAAAAAAGATTGGCGGGGCTGGGCAATAGGCATAGTAAATGAAATACTATGGTTAGTCTACGCTGTTATAACAAATCAATACGGATTTATTTTTGGATCCGTTTTGTATAGCACAATTTTAATTAATAACCTTTACGGTTGGTTACAAGAATACCGTATTAAAAGAATTAGAAAATATTTAAAGAAAAAAAGAAAGTTAAATAAATGACAAAATGTATAGTTACTGGTGGAGCAGGTTTTATCGGATCTAATTTGGTGGATGAATTAATTAATTTAGATTATGAAGTAATTGTTATAGATGACGAAAGCTCGGAATCTCACGAAAATTTTTATTATAACGACAAAGCAGTATATTATAAGTTAAATATATGTGATGAAAAAACAAAAGACCTATACAATGGTGTAGATTATGTTTTTCATATGGCTGCAGAATCTAGAATACCCAAATCTATTGCTAATCCAGTAGAAACTATTATTACCAATGTGGTTGGAACATCAAAAGTTCTACAATTTTCTAGAGAAGCTAAAGTAAAAAGAGTGATGTATTCATCAACATCATCTGGATACGGATTGAAAAATGAAATTCCAAATATTGAATCTCAGCCAGATGATTGCTTAAATCCTTATTCTGTTTCTAAAGTTGCAGGTGAAAAAATATGCAAGATGTATAGTGATCTTTTTGAACTGCCAACTATTGTATTTAGATATTTTAATGTGTATGGCGAAAGGCAACCAATTAAAGGTCAGTATGCTCCAGTAACTGGAGTATTTATTAGGCAAAAAAATGCTGGCGAACCACTTACCATTGTAGGTGACGGTGAAGCAAGAAGAGATTATGTTTATGTTAAGGATATTGTAAAAGCAAATATTATGGCTTCAACCGCAGAAATAAGTCCAGAACACTATGGAACTGTCTTTAATGTGGGTACTGGAGTAAATTATTCTGTAAATGAAATTGCAGATATGATATCAGATAATCAAGTAAATGTTCCTCCAAGACAGGGGGAAGCAAAAGAAAGTCTTGCAGACACAACCAAAATATTTGAATTAATTGGTTGGACCCCAGAAGTGGAACTTAAAAATTGGATAGGTTTGAATAAATGAGAATAGGTTTTATCAGTTCAGATTGGGCTGACTTTCAAGTAGGTTCTCCAGGTGGGTGCACTTGGATCAGAATGATGTCAATTGCTAATTACTTAAACACAGTTGGTCACGAATCAGTATGTGGAGAAATTGGCTGGAAAGATGGAGAAGGCTTTGTTGTTGCACCAACATCACTAAGGCTTTCTCAAAATAGTAGAGCACCAATTGAAAATCCTGCGGGGGCATTTGATAAGCTTGACGTTGTTGTAATTAAATTGTTTATGTGGCATAAGGCACAAGAAATGATTGAAAAGGCTCGTGAATATGGTCAGGTTGTTATTATTGACATTGATGATTGGTTTATGGGATTGCCACAAACTAATATTGCTTTTCATACAACTCACCGAAATAAAGATGATAAATGGAATCGTGACCACATGCATAAATCATATACGGCTGCAGATGCATTAATTCATAGCACAGAATTTCTTGCAAACAATTATGGAAAGCAGAATAAAAATAATTATATTGTTCGTAATTCTGTTGACCCAAATTTATTTTTAAAAAGATTTGATCGTGCAGGAAAGTATCCTACAATTGGTTGGGTAGGAATTATGTTGTGGAGACAACATGATGTAGAAAAACTTCAAGGAATTATTGGACCATTTGTAGAAAAGCATGACTTAATGTTTTATCACGCAGGTATGTTAATGGATAAGCCAAAACAATTTGCAGAACTTACTAAAATGGACCCAGAGCGTCTTGTTGAAGTTACTGGAACCAATGTTTGGAATTACGGCAACATTTTATTAAATATGGATATCGGTTTAGTTCCTTTAGATATGATTCCATTTAATGAAGCAAAGTCAAGTCTTAAGGGAATTGAATATGCTATGTCTGGTATTCCATTTATTGCATCAGGAACTAAAGAATACAAATTGCTTAATCAAGATGGTGCAGGAAGAATTGCAACAAAACCTGCAGAATGGATTAAGCACTTAGAGTCTTATCTAGATCAAGATGTTAGAAGGGCAGAAGCACAAAAAGGTTATGAAGTTGTTATAGAAAAATACAATCTTCAAACTAAGATACATGAGTGGTCAGATACCATTATTGAAATTTATAAGAAAGCAAAAGGGTTATGAAAAACTGGATTGATCCAGATGACGAAGTAATTCGGGGTAGAAGAAAAAAGGTTGAAGCTAAACCTAGACCCAAAAAAGCTAATCACAAGCATGAATATGTAAATAGTTCATGCACCAAATGTGGTAAAATTAAATAAGGGGATGAACAGTTTCGATTGTATGCAGACTCTTATACATCAGTAATAAAATAAAAATAAACGGCGTATCTAAAAATACCCTCGCTCTGGCTGCTTAAGCCACAAGCCGACTCGCAATTAGTTGGGAACAGAAATTTGCATAAAAATAAAGTAATAAAACTCTAGACAAAAATACTGTAATAATGTATAATTGAAAACATATAAGACGGCGGTGCAAATCCGCCCATCTCCACAAAGGATAAAAAATGAGCTATAGTGAAAATAAATGGTCGCAACTTGGACACGAGTATGCCAACAAAACAAAAACGGGGACTACCTATGGAGACATTCAGAGTAAAGCCCACAAGTATACAACTTCAGAACAGTTTGTAAAAGCATATGCAGAAGCATTTTTGAACTATCTGGATAAGCGTTTTGGCAAAAATAATGCAATTCATATTGTAGACATTACTGCTGAACATGAAACATTTGCAGATGCTTTTGTTCAGTTTGTTGAATTAATTGAAAAGTTGGAAAAGTAAAATGACTGAAGATGAATTTGATGATTATATGGAATATCTTATTTCTGTAGATGCTGTAACAGTACAAGGGTATGCTGATGATGGGCAACCAATGTATAAATTTAATCTTGATGTATTAGAACATGTTGCTCCAGACATGTACAAAGTTTTTTTAGAAGACCTTGATTCAGAATTAATGGAGCTTTATAAGCATGGTCTAGTAGATATTGAATATGATGAGAATCTTAATGCAAGATTTAAGATAAGTGAAAAGGGAAAGTTATACGCTGAAACTGGTATTATGCCAGAGAATGATGTAGAATAGGATTATAGAAATGACTGAAGAACAAGAATTAAAAAATTGGAATGACCGAGCAGACTGGGTTCAATTTGGTATTGCTAAAGGTTGGGTTAGTGACTCATATTGTGCAACACATGATGGTGGTACACAATATTTCACAGAAGAAGAAATGCTTGAATGGGAAGAGGGCGGAGATCCATGTCAGACCGTACTAAGAGTTTTAGGGGTTGACTAAATGGTAGCAGAATTGAAAGAACGTAAATTATTAGTTTCAGATAGGTGTGACCGTTGTGGTTCACAGGCTTTTGTATTGGTAAAGGGTGTTAATGGAGAATTGTATTTTTGTGGACACCACTATCAAAAACATGAGAAATCTTTAGTAGCCTATGCTTTTGAAATTATTGACGAGCGTTGGTCTATCAACGAGAAGAGCCAGTCAAGTGCATGATGATTACGACTTTCTTAAAGCTCGTGTTCGGGAGCTTGAAAATTCGAATGATTTTGTTAGGCGCAATACTTTACTTTCTGCTATAAGAAAAATTGAGTGGGTAAAAGAAGAAAGAGCAGAACTAGGCTACAATGTAGAAGATTTTGCTTTTGTTATTGAAATATTAAAGGGGATGCTGGGTAAAAGATGACATCAAATCATGTAGATGAAACACAAAACCCTTGTCCATGTAGGGGTTGTACTACATCAAGACAAGAAGAAAGAGCAAGTATTATTGCTAATATTGAAAAATTTAGACAAGTAAATGATGTAGGCGTACAAGCAATCAACTTTGCTTATGATCAAATTATTAAGTTATTGAAAGAAAACAAACTATGAACAACAAAGCAATTATTGTAGATATTGATGGAACTGTGGCTACACGCACAAATAGAACACCATTTGATTATTCTAAGGTATTAGACGATGCCCCAAAACAAGATGTAATCTCGGTACTTTTGGCTATGTGGATGGCGGGATATAAAATTATCTTTGTATCTGCTCGTGATGATTCATGCTTTAATGATACCTATGCCTGGTTATGCAAATATTGCCCGCCTTTTGTTACACTACATATGCGTAAATCTGGAGATACTAGGTCAGATGGCGTAGTTAAAAGAGAAATTTATGAACAAAATATCCAGCCAGAATATAATGTTGTAGCCGTATTTGATGATAGGCAAAAGGTTGTTGATATGTGGCGTTCTATTGGGCTTACTTGCTTGCAGGTAGACTATGGAGATTTTTAATGATAATTAACAAACTTATTAGATATGCAGAGAAATTAGGATTAAATCCAGAGGAACTCTTGCAAATGACACTTTTAGAGGCTTCTTTATTAATTGAAGAAACTCAAACAATGTGGGTAACGCTAGAAAAAAGCGTAGAATAATGGATTTTAGTGTATAATATAGATAGGGTTTTATACCCTAAAACGAAACGAGGTGAATTAATTTAATGGATAACAACTTACAGAATAACACAGTTGTACAGCCGTCAGCTAACCCATCAACAGGTGTTAGTGCAACAGACCCAGCTAGAGATATTACTCCTAGCGTAACGGATCTTGGTGTAAACGAAGCAGTAAATATTGCAAGTTTCCCAAGTAATGTTGGTGGTGGACAGGATGCTTCTATGACAATCGCACAGCCAGCAGGTGGACCAATTGTCACAGGTGAAGCAGGACCTAACTAAAAAGGAGATATTATTATGGCAGACGAAGGACATAAACCAACAAGTGGCATGAAGAGTGCTGCTCAAAGAGCATTAGATTGGCATAAAGAAGGAAAGCGTGGAGGGACCTCTGTAGGTCTTGCACGAGCAAACCAGATTGTTGCTAATGAATCTCTGTCTGATAGTACCGTAAAAAGAATGTATTCTTTTTTCTCACGTCACGAGGTAGACAAAAAAGCAACAGGATTTAATTCTGGTGAAGAAGGATACCCAAGTCCAGGCAGAGTTGCCTGGGATTTGTGGGGCGGAGATGCAGGATTTGCTTTTGCCCGCTCTAAAGTAAAGCATACAATTAAAAAAATGATTATGGAAGAGTTAGAGAAAGCAGTAAAAAGCTTTAATAAAAAAATTAAAGTTGGTAAAATGGTTTCTTGGAATTCCAGTGGCGGTAAAGCTAAGGGAAAAGTTGTAAGAATAGTAAGAGATGGTTCTATCAAAGTTCCAGATTCTAGTTTTACAATTACAGGAACAAAAGACAATCCAGCAGTATTAATTAGAGTTTATAAAGATGGAAAGCCAACCGAAACTTTGGTTGGGCACAAGATGGATACGTTAAGTTCCGTCAAAAAAACTATTGGGAATTATAGCAGTATTAGTGAAACACCGCACAATGATTCTCATGTTGAATATTATATTCGGGAAGAAGGTGAAAATAAAACTATGACAGATAAGACAACAACAGAACCTGATCCAACAGGTGATATCGCAGTTACAAAGTCTGTGGACTCAGATCTGG